TTCAGCAAAGGCGCGTAATGATTGGTACTGAAAATGCTCCCAGCCTCGTGGCTGGGAGTTACCTCAAAGGAGACAAGCGCATGGCAAAGGTCAAGATGCTGAGAGACACGGTTGCGTCTGGTTTTGACGTAAAGGCAGGTAAAGAGTACGAGTTAGACGAAAGTGATGCTCGACTACTAATTGCTACAAACAAGGCAGTACCAGTAGAAGGCAAAGCGAAAAAAGTAGAAAACCGCGAGGCTGGTTCTACTACTACAACGAGAAAGAAAAAATGATTGTTGAAGTAGTCAAAAGCTGCAAGACCGATCAAGGCAATCATAAGTCAGGCGACAAGCTGGAAGTGAGTGCAATCGTTGGCGAAAAGTTGATCGCTAGAGGGTTCGCTGAAATACCTAAGCCAAAGGCAAAGAGCAAGTAAATGGCTGGCGCGTTTCTACTTACTGATTTGCCTAACTTTTTTGATGACAACGATTTTGCAGACGTTGCCACGATTGGCTCTGCCAGTGTGGAAGTAGTTTTCGACAATGCTTTTTTCGGTCAGGAAGTGGGCGGTACGCTTGAAATCGACGATGGGATTCCAGTCGCTCATGCAAAATCTAGTGATGTCGCAAGTGTAGCGAACGGAGCAACAATAGTTATCAATTCAGTCACTTTTACCATAGTGGGTCGAGAAGATGACAACACCGGCGTAACAACGCTAAAGCTTAGACGATGAGTCATGTACGCCAACAAATCAGAGAACGGATTGCGGCAAACGTAACCGGACTCACAACAACAGGCAGCAATGTTTTTGCTTCCCGTGTTTATAACATTTCAACCAGTGAGCTACCCGCTTTGCTGGTGTACTCAATTAGCGAAAGTTCAGAACGTGATTCGTTTTTGAGCAGTAACGGATTAGAACGATCTGTCGATATTTTAGTGGAAGGATACGCAACGACTTCTGCAAATCTAGATTCAGTTCTAGACACGATTAGCGCAGAAATAGAAACAGCGGTTGCGGGTGATCCGACCTGTAACGGACTTTGCAAAGATATATTTTTAAGCAATACAGATGTCGATTTGACCCCAGACGGTCAAAAACCAGTGGGCAGCATCAAGCTCACTTTTGAATGCACGTATAGAACTACAACAGTCGCGCCACAAACCGCGATTTAAAAGGAGAAGAAAATGGCTACTCATACAACAGTAGAAGGAACAATAACGGTTGGCGGTACAGCCGTTGGATCTTTGCGAACTTTGGGCCTTACTACAGGCGCAGAGATGATCGACGCAACCACAATTACGTCTACATCTAAAATTAACAAAGTAGGCACAAAAAGTTTTAGCGGCAGCGCAGAATGTTACTGGGACGAAGCTGATGCTGTCCAAGTAAGCTTGGTTGAAGGCGTTGAAGTTGTTTTAGTTTGGGCCTTTGAAGGGACTACGAGCGGCGATTATATTTACTCAGGCACCGCAAACGTTGAAAGTTTTGACGTAAGCGCATCGACAAATGGGATGGTTGAGTGCAGCTTTAGTTTCACTGGTACAGGCCCATTGACCAGAGGCACAGCATAGATGTCTAACGTATTAGAAGCTGCAAAGCGTCATTACTCTGATTTGATTGATGGCGAGTTAAAGTTTCTAGACGTTCCAGAGTGGCAAGTTGACGGCAAACCTACGCGCATATACTACCGACAATATATGTCCGTAGAAGAAAAGGGCGATTTGGTCAAGCTGTACAATCAAGACAGCCATTACGAGATGATGGTTATGTCTCTGATTCACTCTGCGCGGAACGAAGACGGCTCCAAGATGTTCAAAAAACCTCAACGCTTCGACCTAATGAAATTAGTCAGCGCAGAAGTTATTGAGGACATTTTTACTCGAATGGGCCTTTTTCTCGAAAATGAAGATGATGCTGCAAAAAAGCAATAGCCGATCCTGATCTACGTTTTGCGTTGCAGTTGGGGGAGGTTTTAGGGAAAACATTAGCCGAAATTATGGCTATGTCAGAATTTGAATTCACGCTCTGGGCAGAGCATTTTAGGCAAAAAAATGGCAGTAGCTAGTGCAATTTCAATCCCAATTACAGCGTTCGATAGAACGGCTGGCGCGTTTGGTTCTGTTACAAAAGGTCTAGGTAAGGTCGGTTTAAACGTAGCAAAGTTGGGCGCAGCTTTCGCAACGCTTGGGGTAGCCGCTGGTGCCGCTATTGTCCGATCACAAATGAACACAATAGACGCACTTGGTAAGACTGCCGATAAGATCGGAACGACTACTGAGGCTCTAGGTGCGATGCGTCACGCAGCCGCAATCACTGGCGTTGCAACTACAACATTAGACATGAGCCTTCAGCGTTTCGTTCGCAGAACATCAGAAGCGTCAGTTGGCATGGGCGAGGCCAGGGGTGCGTTCCGCGAACTAGGTATTGACGTTCAGTCGTTCAATCAACTACCACTTGAAGCGCAAATCGGCACTATTGCCGACAAAATGGAAACTCTCAGATCACAAACTGACAGAGTTCGTATAGCGCAAAAACTGTTCGACAGCGAAGGTGTGGCAATGGTTCAAATGCTGGCAGAGGGTAGTGCTGGCTTGAAGGAAATGAGTGAAGAGGCGGGTGCACTTGGCCTTCTTTTAGATAGAGCAGACGTAGCACAGATAGAGGCTGCTAATGATTCGTTCACTCGCGCATCGGCGGTAATCGAAGGTTTGATAAATCAATTCACGATAGGTTTAGCCCCGTTTGCTGAAGAAGTTGCAAACATGATGCGTCAAGCAGCTTTAGATAGTGAAGATTTTGGTGCCATAGGTATGAAAGCTGCGAGAGCAGTAGTTGAAGGCGTTGCTACACTGCTTGACATAATGCAATCGTTTCGCATTGGCCTAAAAATGGCAGAAATTGGGTGGGAATCGTTTAAATTTGCTGGTTTATTCGTAACTAATGTTTTGGTTTCTGGTGTTTCAGTTTTAATTGATGGGTTGAACGTTGTTAGGGAGCTATTGGGTAAAGACTTAATAGGCAATCCAGTAAACGATGCTCTTTTTGAATCAGCTAATAATCTCGAATTTTTACGCGCAGAGCTAACAGCACTTCAAGATGCGCCGGGCGCATTAGATACCATTTCCCCAATGTTTGATGAAATAGAGCGATCTAGTCGCAGGGCAGCGGAAGGCGTTGCAAAGGTGAAAAGTTCACTTCTCGATCAGGGCGAAACGATCAAAAAACAAACGCAAACGCAGATTGAAGGCGATAAAAAATTAAGCGAATTCAAATTAAAAGATAGAAGCGATCAAGCGCAACAGGTTACTAGTTCGTTGCGCGATTTATTCAATAAAAACAAAGCGTTCAATGTTGCCGGTGCAATTATGGACACCTATAAAGGTGCGACGTTAGCACTTGCAAGCTATCCGCAACCGCTTGGCGGCATTATGGCTGCTGCAACCGTAGCCAGTGGCCTAGCTCAAGTAGCACAAATCAAATCCCAATCTTTCGAAGGTGGTGGCTTTACTGGTCGCGGGGCTAGAGTCGGTGGTGCAGATGGCAAAGGCGGGTTCATGGCTATGCTTCACCCGAACGAATCAGTTATAGATCACACTAAAGGTCAGGCTGGCGGTATTACTGTCGTTAATAATGTAGACGCTAGAGGGTCTGGTGCCGATGTAGAGCAAAAGATTAAATCGGCAATGGCGCAAACTTCACAGCAAACGATTATGACGATCCAAGATTTGATGCGCCGTAGGAGGCTGGTCTAGTGACTACTTTTGCATTTCCAAGCATTACACCTAACAACAACACGTTTGAGCTAGTAGCTAACACGCGCACGTTTGCTTCACCGTTGACCAATGCAGTGCAAACCTCGTCGCGCAAAGGTTCACTCTGGAAAGCGTCACTACAATTTAACAATTTAACCGGCGATGACCGCCAAGAAATGCAGGCGTTCTTGGTCAAGCTCAACGGACAACAACATAGGTTTACGCTTCACGATCATTCCTATGTCAAACGTGGGACTGGCGGAGGCACGTTGGTTATCAACGGCGGCAGTCAATCGGGGACAAGTTTAGTTTGTGACGGTGCAACGGCTTCGATAACTGGTTATTTAAAAGCTGGCGACTACGTTAGTTTTAACAATGAACTGCACATGATAACAGCCGACTGCAACAGCGACGCTAGTGGCAACGTCACACTTTCTATAGCTCCACCAATTCGCAAAACCCCAACAGATGACACGGTTGTCGATTACACAGCACCAGTGTCGGGTGTTTTTATGTTGGCTGGCCCAGCGTCTTGGAACACTAGACCCGGCAGGTTTAGTAGTTTTACGATTGAGGCAGTTGAGGACGTACTCGCATGAGCCGTGGTTTTCCTTCTTCTGTTTTAACTGCTTTGGCAGCAAACCATGTTGTGTTAGTTACGTTTGCGAAAATTGCGTTTCCTAGTGGGACTGTCTACTTGCACAACTCAATCGGCACATTTAATTTTGGCGGCAATTTGTACCAAGGCGTTGGGGATTTGGGTGAAATTAGCCAAATCGAAGAGGGCAACGACGTTAGCCCATATGCTATAACGCTTTCGCTGTCAGGTTTAGATACAACCATAGCTGGCGCAGCACTGAATGAAGACTATTACCAGCGACCAGTAAGCGTCTATCTAGGGGTGCTAAATGACGCTGGTACATTGATAGCCGACCCAACCGTCGTATGGGAGGGATTCATAGACCAGATGAACGTGTCCCTTGGCGCTGATGGCGGTGACGTTATTGCTTTGGTAGCAGAATCAGAGTTAACGATTTTTAATCGGTCTAGTAATCTTAAATACACGCACGCGCAGCAGCAAAAAGAACACAGCGGAGATTTGTTTTTTGAGTTTATGACGGGGATCGACGGCGCAAAAATACGCTGGGGATCTGCCGAAAGCGACGGCGTTGCTGGTTCCACAAACAACATACGAATTACCTCTCAACATGAGGGCGGCAGATAATGTTGTTGACGCATGGCGTTAGTCCAATACGAGTGCATCATGCGCTTAATCAATGGGAGAAACGCAAGTTCGATTATGGCGATGCAGATTGTTGCCAATTCATTGCGTTTGTTGTCAAACATTTAACCGGCAAAGACTACGCCATTGGTTTTCAATACAAATCAGAAGCAGAAGCAGACCTGTTAATTAAACGCGAAGGAGAGTTAGTTGATTTTATTGGGAACATACTTGGCAAGCCTAGCGCACAGCTAACAGACGGCGACCCATGCGTTGTCGCCGCGCCTATTGTCGGTCAAGTTTGCGGAATAAAATTGGGAAATAAGGTGGTCTGTTTGACTACGGGAGGTTTCGCACAAATACCCGACAAGTATCTAGTTTGCGGTTGGAGTGTGTTAAGTGCCTAACGTCGTAGTCACCGCTTTAGTCAAAATTGGCACAGCCGTTGTTGCTGCTGTTGGTTCTGTCGGTGTTTATAGCACTGCGACACTGGCAACAATCGGGGCCACTACAATAGCGGTTGGCGTAGCCGTTACCAACGCGGCAGCAAAGGCGATGATGCCTGACATATCTATGCCGCAATCCGATACTGATAGGAGTAGGCAACAAACGGTTAGAGGAACAATAGAGCCACAGAAAATCATATATGGCGAGGCATTAGTATCTGGGCCGATAGCGTTCGTCGGTGTTGCTGGCACTGACAATAATGATTTGTATCACGCAGTAGTGTTAGCCGCGCATGAGTGTCATTCGATTGGTTCTGTATATTTTGACCTAGAAGAAATCACAACTGCGCAAATTAACGCAAGTGGACAGGTGACCGCTGGTGTTTATGGGCCGACCACTGATGACGCAAGCACATATATTGCAACAATTGAAAAGAAACTTGGTACGACAACACAGACTGCAAGCACCCTGCTAGACAGTACATTTTCCGCTGTAACAACTGCACACCAAGGCAAAGGTATTGCGTACATCGTTACAAAATGGAGCCTTACAGCGTCATCTCAAAGCGTATGGGACGCACGCACACCCAAAGATATAAAAGGATTAGTGAAGGGGAGGATTATTTACGATCCTCGACTCGATACCAGCGCGGGAGCTAACCCAACAAATGCGACCTATCTGGCGTGGAGCGATAACCCAGCTTTGTGTGTTGCTGATTATTTGACAAACGCAGAATTTGGACTGGGTGCAGCACATAGCAAGATTGATTATGCCGCTGTTGTTACGGCTGCGAATGCCTGCGATGTAAGCGTAGCTATTCCAAGTAGCGCAACGCAAAAACGGTTTACCTGTAACGGCGTAATTTTCGCTACCGATAGCCATCGAGCAAACATAAACAAACTACTGTCATCTATGAATGGCACGCTGACATATTCAAATGGCGTTTACACCATTCGAGCAGGAATTTTTGAGGCTGCTTCAGAGACACTTACGGAAGATGACCTAGCTGGGCCAATAAGCATAAAAACAAGCGTAGAACGCGGGGAGCGATTCAACACGATTCGACCTATGTTTATCG